GCAGAAGAATACTACAACCAAACCTATAAACCAGAAACAATATGAGCGTAGAATGTGTATGTATCAATGATGCTGGTAGACCAAAAAAGATACCAATTAACAAATGGGTTAAGAAGGGTAATGCATATACAGTAATATTCACTGTTACAGTGCTACCACAAAAGGAATTAGGCGTACAATTAGCTGAAATAGAGCTAACAGACAGAGAATTACCATACGAGTACTTCTTGGCCAATAGATTTGCTTTTACAGAGGAGAATTTAAAAAAGCTAATTGAATTGATTAAGGACTGCTCGGATATAACATTCTCAATGGACGAGCTATTGAAACAAACAGAATTAGCTGAACTTTAAACAAATACCTTTTTTAGTAAAGCAATACCTTAACTTTATAATATGAGAACATTACTTATTTTAGCTCTATTATGGATTATAGGCGCTTTAATTGTGGTAATAGCTGCCATGATAGAAAAGAACAACAAAATGGAAATTAAAATGGCTGAAATGCAGTCAAAATTAAACGCAATACAAACCAAATAACAATAACATGAAAAAATTAATTGGGATCTTTCAAGTAATCTTTTTCTTTTTGGTTGGCATACCAGCCTTTATCTTGCTTTACGGGACAATTGTAGTAACCTTTGCAATAAAGGAGTTATTCATCTTCATCTTCGGGAGGCGCGAGGTCAATCTGGATAACAGATAGTATTTTCAGATCCTTGTATTTTTGTAGCACATCAGACATTGAAACGGCGTAAACCAGCTTTGTCATTTTGGTTCCGTCCTTTTCAAAAAAGATGCGATACGTTTTCATCAGTTTTGCCATTTGCCTTTTGGACAAGCTTCTGCCCCTTTTGGTGAAAAAACTTTTGCTTTCGTAGTGCAGCCGCATACTTCACAATAATCCCTGACTGCACCCTGAACCCAGTGTTCGCAATCAATACAAGTTAAGAGTCTTTCTTGCGCAAGTTTACTTTCTTCTTCTGTTGGATTGAAGGAAGCTGCATACGATAGGAATATTTCTTTTAACTTGTTCATACGAATAAATTGGTATAATCGGAATGGTTGCCCCAGTAATTATGAGTTAAAGATAAATTATCTTTGCGATATATTGAATTGTGGCTGGTAAAATGTATGCCATGATTGATATGGATAGCTTGGTTTTCGCAGTTCCATTGGGTTCGTTTCATTGTTTGTGTTTCAATCATGCCGCTATTTGTACGCAAAGCATTGGGTAAAATGGCTAAGCAATGGTCAATGGCATCATCAAATCTCATGGTCATTTGGTGGAACGGCTCATCATCTTGCCCTCTCTCTTGCCACCCATTGATACAAACACCCCCGTAATTCATATTGGTAAGCACGTTACCTCTTGCAAATTCAGGGAAGTCAAAGTAACCCTTTGGGTACATTACATCATGCTCTAAAAAGGAAACGTAATCATATTCGCCAGTTTCTTTTGCAGCATAAAGGCATTGCATAATTTGGAGTAACTGATTAAGGTGGGACTGGGACTGATACCAGCTTCTAACTTGATAGAATGGGTTTTCAGGCATAGGCTCCCACATACAAGTTACAATGTCTGCTACCCCCTCACTTGCTTCTTTAATGCTATTTAAAGATTTATAGATTGATGGCCATATCTTTTTGTTGTTGTTATTTGAATAGAATATACCCAATTTTCTGCTCTTTGACTTAGGGTATACAAATACACTACCTTCCCTAACGCTGAAAATATTGCCGTCTATATCCAACTCCAAGTACTTTACATGACCAACTGCCGTATCTCCTATAATATCATTGTTAGACCTTACTACAAGCTTATCTGATACTACTTTATCTCTAATTAATTGAGTACAATCCTGACCTCCGTATGTTGCTTTATTTATGATCATATTATCTTTTTGCGTGCATGATACCCATTTGATTAATATCTGTACAGAACCAACCGAATTGATTAGTTGCAAATATCTCAAAACCTAGTTCAGTTAATTTCTTTTCTAGTATTTCTTTGCATGTAGGGTTGTGGTATTCAACTGCTATTTCTTCTACTGATTCAAATTGCTCAGCAGTAATATCCTTCATGTGTTGCTCATGGCCTTCTATATCCATTTTGATTAACTCTGGTTTATGGTCTGTGATTAGGCCAAGTAAATCATCAAAATTAGAAATGGTTTTGCAAATGAAAGTATGGTCAGGGAAAGTTTCATTTAACTTTTCAATCTCTCCGCATGATGCATCTACACCAATTATTTTTTTAGCTCCTCTGTTTATAAAGTATTGAGGAGTTGACTCAAATGGCTGGAACAACCACCCACAACCTAAATCTAAAACTACTTTACCTTCTACTTCTTTGATGTCGTTCCAATGTTCAAGTGGATTTTCCGACTCTACTACTTTTGTTGTCATAATAAAACTGATTTTTTTGCTGTTTCTTGTATAATATCCCAGTATTTCTTGCTAGCGGTTCCTTCGTTTATATTCAATGTTGCACTATAGGGCAACTGGTTCATGTATTCTGCTTTGTAGAATAAGCCACCGGCAGATGTAACAACACCGGCATTGTGAAATATATTTAATCTATCCCAATCCGCTTCGGTACTTGTACCCCATGAAAATTCTAATGCTGGGTGACAAATCGTTTCTGCTCCACGTTTCCAGCCATTCCATAGCACCGCCCACATGTCTGCGCACCATATCTGTAATTCGTGATGTGTTGGATCTAATTGTTTCTTTTCATTATTTAGGTGAGTTACTTCATGAAACAATCTTTCGCAATCTTTCTCCACGTCCGCCCAAAACTGCGCATCAATACCTTTCATTAGGTACTGCGCTCCGATTGAGTTTAGTTCATTATCTTTTACCAGTGATTCAGGTATGTCCACTATCTCACACATTTTATCTATTACGTCTTGGCCTTTGCCTAATATGTAGCTATGTGCTATGTACCAACGGCAATCGGATCCATACCACTTATCATCTTGTAGGAACTGCTCCCAATCTATTTTCTTTGTAAACGCAATGTCGCAATCGTGATAAAGAATAGCTTCACCATTCAAATCATTTGCTTCAAAATGCTGCTTTAATATGTTTGGACGTATTGAGGATATATAATGTCTGCTTTCTCTGGTATCATCATAAAAAAAGAAACGAGCTGGATAATTAGCCGCGAGCTTGGCCCATTCTTCAGGTATCACATTGTTAATCTTCCAGCAAACAATATCAATCATGTTGGGGTTGATACCCATTTCAATAAAGTTATTAATCATAACTTCTACTTGCCATGCATAATAAAGTGAGGTTGGTTGAGCGCAAATGAACCTTAATTTCATGTATTTTTTTTCCAAAGTTAACCGAGTTAATTAAATTAAAAAATTATTTTTTGGAATATTGGCTATGTATTAGTGCTTAACTATTAGCTGCTTCTTGTCTATGAATTTGTAGATAAACTCAGCTATGTGACCTGATAACCATGCTCCAGCTTCATCATCTACAATACCTCTGTCACTTTTTATTACATTTACTATGTGATAATTTTCATGTGATAGGGTATTGTGGCTTAAATACTTTTGCTCTATGATCATGTAGTAAACATCTATATCTGGGGTGATAACTGTACCTTCTGCATCTCCTTCAAACATCTGTTCCATTTTATGCTTTTTGTATACTTTATTAGCTTCATTTATTAATGAATCTGTAATAATAAGTACCACCTTGCAACCATAGGTAGATATTTTCAGTGTAGATGTTAGTTTCATTAGTCCTCATTTATTAGTCTGTTAATATACCAAACTGCCTTTTTTAAATCTTCCTTCCCTCCTTTACGTTTCCACCTCCACAAATACTTTATGGCATTGCCAGTAGCAAATGCTTCTTTACCATCTAATCCTTTTACTGCTTCGTCAATTGCGTCTATACACTCAATTTCCCCTACGTTATAATGTGCTGGGTGGTCTACCTTAGATGATTCTTCCTTCATGAATAGCTATATTGTTGACTTTAAAGTTACCATTCTTTTCTACTAAAATATGGGCAAACCCTAAATTATGCTTTGTGCCATGTGGATCATAGTCAGGAGCCAGTGTACAAAGACAACCTACCGACCATGTGCCAATTGTTTCCCCCTTCAATGTCTTTTCAACGTGATGGCTGGTGGTATGCACATGACCTATGATTGCATTTGATTTAACGCGTAAGAATAACCCTCTTGCTGCGTTTACTGGGGCAAATACCCCACGAATCATTGTATGGCCATGGTGCATCTGCAACTTGCCGGCCATTAAAACTACATGCTCCGCAAAGAACTTTACACCCAACTCATCAAGCTTCATTCTTTGTGGCAAGTGGTAGTACTCATCACTAAATAAAATTGGAGCTTTCTTTATTAAGTATCGCTTAATCCACGCATCATGATTGCCCTCAATCCAATAGAATTTAGCTTTTGGGAATTGATATTTTAGATATTCTATAAATTGTTTTGCATACTGGAACCACGTTCTAACATCATCTAGGCCCGGCGGTGGCGCATCATGGCTTGTAAATGGTGTATTATCCAATATATCACCACCCAAAACAATGCAGTTTACATCATTCTTTTTACCATATTCAACTGCTAATTCAATAGCTTCATTGTCTTGGTTAGGTATGTGAACATCAGAAAGCCAAAGAATGTTATTACACTCTTTAGGTAGAATTTGAAACTCTCTTTCCTTGCAATTTGAAGGAGGTAATTGTGGTTTATGTTCCATCATGTTTCTTGTTAGTTTTCTATTTTTCCCACCCATTGCACCAGTAATAGTTCTAATCATTGTTCTAGCTGTTTCTGGATTATCAAACAAATGAGGATGTCTTTCAAATGCTATCTTTCCCAAGTTGGCCTTAGAACTATTAGGAAACTCTAGTAAAAGCTCCCTGATTACTTTATTCTTTACTGTTGGACCTGTGTGTTGATTTGGCATTATGCTAGGGTATTATGAAAAAAATCAAAATTTTTCTGTCTTTCTTCCAAACCGTGGACACCGCCATTAACTCTTTTTGTTACTGCTACTACTACATCATGGCTGTGGCCTTTATCACATATATCCCATAGCTTGTTCTTATGGAAAAAAAATGCTGCACTCATTAACGGATATTTTGTAGCTACCAAATCAGGATTAGCTAAAATGTCATCATCTACGAATTTGTCAAAAGCTGTGTAATTATCTTTTCCTGTAAGTTGCACAAAACCTGCTCCTTTGTATTTCCACCCATCTCCACTAGCTTCATCTCCATTGCCCATACGATTAGCATAAACTCTATTAGCTATCTTTTCAGGTTGTCTTGCGTACTTATTTGCGACTTCTATTGTTGGAAAGTATTTAGGAAATATTTTACGTAATCCGTCAGCAGAATAGTTTAAGTTTTCTCTTACTAATTTAAAATTACCGCTTTCATGTGCGCACTGAGAAAGGAAATGAGATAGTCTAAGTGGATTATCAATACCAAATTTCTCCATAATAAGAGGTATTTCCTCCATTACATTGGCAGGAATTTTTTTAGATAACGCTTCTAGTTTCATTTTACTTTATTTTTAAGTCTTTATTAATACCGATTGAATATGCTCCAAAAGTTCCACCAAATGCACTTTGTGCTCCATAGCTTAGAACAAAGGAATAATCTTTCTTCATTGGGATAGTATAATTGAAATCATACTCCATTGTTATGTCTTTATGGTGATAGAAGTAGCCTATTGCTGCACTAACACTAAAGTTTTCATAAATTGGGAATGTAGCCATAACCTCTTGATAGAAGTCCTTGCTATCCAAAGTCC